TGCGATACACTGTTTATTGTTGAACTTGCATTATCAGTTGCCGATAATGTCGGTTTAACTTGCATTGCACCAAACGTATTCGCCAAATTCTGTACATTCTGAATTGTTGGCGTTGCATTATCATTTGCACCTAACGTTACTTGCCCGGTCTTAGAGTCGACCGTTGCAAGTTTTTGTTGTGCATTATCAAGTACATCAATATTACCGCTTGCGTTTACCTGTAACGACACCGCTCCGATAGCACTTAGCGTTTCCGCATCATTCGTTGCCTTATTAATAACCGATAAATCACCGTTTGCATTTACAGAAACATTTACATTTCCCTGTGACTGCAAACTTGCAATTTGATTTTCCGCCTCTTGAATAACTTGAAAATTACCGTTTGCATCTATCGAAATAGATTTATTTTCCGGTATTAGACTCATAGCGTGTGCCATATCCGTTAGTTTGGCTGCAACACCGTTATTATCCAATCCGTCAAATAGTCCCTGTACGTCACCGATAGACTTCATATTATTTATAACGGCTAATACTGCATCATTTCCGTTGGCTGTTGCCTGTGATACATTTTCAAAACCGTTTTGAATTAATGCAGCACCTTGAACAGCACTTTCAGCAGTGTCACCTATTGCGGTTTTATAATTTAGAAAATTCTGTGCCATTTCCGCGGTTTTGCCCTCACCAACTGCCTTTTCAAAGTCGGTATAACCTGCTTTTGCAGCAGCAAATTGAGTTGCTAATTTATCTGTATTTGCTCCTGCATCAACCATTGATTGTCCTAATGATTGAATTTGCGAAATGTCTGCATCTATATTGGCAAGATTTCCGGCATTCGTATCACTCGCTAAAACTGAATTTAATGCGTTACCTGCTTTTAACGTACTGTCCTCATATTCCTTTATCTGTGCTTGTGCATTTGCTAAATCTGTTTCTGCTCGGGTCACTGCGAAATGAGCATTTTCAGAAAAGTCTTGCAAATTGTTAATCAATTCGCTTGCTGTCGTATTGCTGTCGGTTGCACTTTTTCCATAAGTTATAGCATATCCTTGTGCATTAGCCTCCGCTCTAATTTGTTGCATTTCTGCTGCATATTGTTCTGCTGTAATAAGTCCGGCCTGCTCTCTGCTTTGTGTACTTTTTGCATGTGCATATAAACTTGACAGTTCAAGTTGCCGATTGGTTTGATTAGTAACGTCATTTTCCAATGTTGGTATACTATTTTTGCCATTTTTATAATCACCTGCAATTTCGAATGCTTTGTCCATATATTCAGATGCAGAACTTACGAAATCTGCTCTGCTTGCTTCTTGTGCCAACTCTACTGCTTTTTCAAGTTGTGTTGTGTCACAATTAATCTTAAGATTATATTCTTGCTCAATCATTTCCGCAATTTCCTGCAAACGTGATTTTGCATTTTCTACATCTTGCGTTGAACTTTCGGGATTGCTTATAACTTCTCTTAGTTGAGGAACTTCCGCCGCTATGTCGTTATATTTTACAAGTGCATTAGATGCTTTTTCTATGCCGTCTGCCGCCTCATTCATACCGTTTGCATAATTCCTTTTATGCTCATATATTGCGTTTACTGCTGCTGCAAATCCAACGATTGCCGCCGCCGCTAATGTTGCAGGTCCAACGGCTGCCGCAAACGAACCTGCAATACCTGTTATAACTCCCGACACAGTACCTCCGGCAGTTGAAATTCCCGTAAGTGAACCGATAACACCGCTCAAGGTTTTTGCAAGTCCAACCTTTGAACTGATTTGAGATAATCCCTTAAACAACGTTATAATATCATTGATACCTCTAATTGTTCCGCTTGCGATTTTAAAACCCACAAACGCTTTGGCAATATTTTTTATTGTTAAAATAATATTATCAGCATTATCAATAACGTAATCTAATACTTTAGATGCCGCAGGTATGATTTTCTCTAATGAATTTATGATAATATTTTGAATATCGGGTATTTTCGCCGTTAAATTCTCAACTGAATTTTTCAGTATTGGAGCGATTGACTCACCTATTGATATTTTCATATCATCATATGCACTGTTTAATGTTGCTAACGAACCTTCAAGCGTATCGGTTTTTATACCGTATAGCTTGTCTAATGCTCCGTCACAATCTTTAAAGGCATTTACAAGTGAGTATACTTCTTTTTGCCCGTCTGCCGTATCTGTGGTAAAACCTTGCATAATTTTAGCAAAACTGTCCAAGTGTGATTTGCCACCTATCATTTGATACATCAAATTTCGATTTTCTTCTGTCATTCCTGATGTTTTATCTGATATTTCTTGGAATACATCAAGAATTGAACGTGCTTTGCCGCTACTGTCATACATTGACACACCAAGTTTTGACATAGCTTCATACGCATCACCACTTTGTTTTTGCATATTAACAAGAATTGCATTTAACGCCGTACCTGCTTCACTGCCCTTTGTACCTCTGTTTGCTAATACCCCCAAAACCGCAGCACTTTCCTCAATCGGTGAATTTAGATTTTTCAGTACACCACCAACACCTAAATACGCCTCTTGTAACTGCATGGCTGTTTGATTTGATTTGTTGTTTGCCGTTGCCGACACATCAAGATAATGGTTTAAATCTCCAATGCCTAAACCGAGATTTGCCATACTGTCAGTAACCAAATCGGAAGTAGTTGCAAGGTCAGCACCTGTTGCAGCAGATAGTTTTAATACGGGCATTAAAGCCGTTGTACTATCTTCAACACTCCACCCGGCAAGTGCCATATATTCAAGTGCATTTGCACTTTCTTGTGCCGTTTTCACGGTTGTACGCCCTGCCTCTCGTGCCGCCTTATCCATAGCCTCGTATTCTGCCGTACCACGTTCTACGCCTGCTGTTGCCGCCGCACTGTTTAATGCTGATTGATAATCTTTATATGTATTAACACTGTCTACTACTAATTTGGTCGTTACCGTTGCCACTCCTGCGGCTATCGCCATTCCTGCTCCGTTTAAACTCTTGTTTATGGTATTTAATTGACTTTGTGCTGCATTAATTGCCGAACCTAACGACTTATCAATTTTACCACCGATTTTAATCGCCAATTCTAATTCTTTTCCCATAGTAGCCTCCGCAATCGTTGCATCATTATAGGTACTTGTTTATTCCCTCTCTGACATCTTTTCCGTTGACAATAAATGTTCCGTTGAATTTATCAATTTCAAGGAATACCGTTGAACTATCTTCAATCTTTATGTACGTTAATGTCATTGTGATTTTACTGTCCATCTTGTCGGAACGTTTTAATGTTCCTAAATCAACTTCTTTGGTAAAACCACGAATAGTCAATTTCAAGCCGTCATAAGATAGATTGTGTGTCTTTGTATCCGCTTTCTGCTGACAACTACGGATTATTAATGTATTTACCTTGGAAATGCTCATTGTGCTTGCTGCCTCTTTGTCAAATACATTAAACGGTACTTCCATTTCCATATTTTCCGTAGTTAAACCCGGCAGGTCAATATCGCCTCCTGCCAATGCCGCCGTATATGTTTTACTTACGATTTTAGGTAATGTAACTTCATCACCTGCACCTATCAATTTGTTTGGGGCATTATATATATTGAAATCAATAATTTGTGTTGGAATGGTTGTTGTTGACATTACTGCTCACCTCCTAATATTGCGTTTTGCACGGTTTCCGCATCAAATTCAAACGTATTTTCTATAAATTCTGTCGGAATGTTTGTAGCAATTTGCGTTCTGAATTTAAACTGTCCGTTTAGGATAGACTCATTCGAATTATCTGCCTTGTCGTATAACATTTTACCTCCCAAAATATATCCGCCTGCCGTTAATGCAGCAAGTCTGATATTTTCTTCGGTTACTGCGTTTTCAATGTTTTTCGGTGACAATTCTGTATCTATGGTCTGAATTTTTGACATTATAAATTCATTTTCAACAAATGCAAATGCCAAACGTGCCATTATCCAACGGTTTTTAGTGTCGGTAATTTCGGGATATACTGCCGTATTATTACCCCATGTATACCAACCGTTTCGGGCAATTATTGTTACAATACCCTCACCGTTCAATTCGTTTCCATCTTCGCCATCATACAAAACTCTTGTACCGTCTGCGGTGATACAATCGTCAATATCAATATTGATATTAGATGGTGACTTGCAGAAAACGCCTTCATTTTCCGTTGCCTGTTTCATTATAATTGCAGCCAACCACGCAGAATATGATAATACATATCCGTCCTTTTTTATCTTTGGATAAACGGCTATTGTGTTGGCATTTACTGTTCGTGCTTGTTTATCTTTTATAACTGCTGAACGTGTTTTGCTTGTTTGACTGTCCAAATCTATAATGGTAATGCCTTTGAAACAACCGTTGATTTCTTCGGTTTTCTGTTCTAAAACCGCACCAACGGTATCTGTTTCTGTCCAACCCGGTGCAATAAGCACAAACGGAATGACACCATACATTGGATATACCATTTTAATTAACTCTGTACCCGTTCTTACACCTGTTTCAGTATCATATGAACCGATAATATCATTTTCTGTAACCTTTTCGGGAGCGATACTTTTATATGTAGCTGTAACATTACCCTCGATTTTATTCTTGAAAATAATCGAAAGTTTTTCATCTACCCACTCGGTTACATAATCCTCGGAAGAAATTGTATTGCTTGCCGCCGTTAGTTTTAACGTTGATAAAATTACCGCATCGTCAATCAAAATTGAATTATCCTGTACAACAAATTCTTTGTCCGTTACTTCTTTGTTGTGCTTTTCCGGGTCTAAGACATTTACAAACACAACAGGTGCAACTCCTATTTTAAAGAACGATGCAAACATTGATTGACACAATGTGTATTTTGAAAAATCGGTTGAATAACCAATCTTTTTATAACAATCCTCTTTGCTTTCACAAAGTATAGGCTTATTAACCGCCTCTGACGGATTGTCTAACATATGTATCGGTGCTGTACCGATAACCACTTGTACTTGTGTAGTGGTCGATAGTGATACCGCCGTTTCGCTT